TCTGTGTTAATTTTACCTTTCATTTTTTAATTTTTTATTACATATATTCATTGACTGCTTCGTATATCAATTCTTGTTCTTCCTCATTAAAATTTTCTTCACCTTCTAGAAATGTAGCATCACCTCCATGGTCATCACTATATTCCTCTACAACAAATTTACGGTCACCATATGAACCATAAGCCTCGAATTTAAACGCGAACCAAGTCTCGTAATTATTTTCGACATAAACTTTATCATCACCAGCCTCTTCTAATGTGTCAACATAAGACATATCATCTAATTGTTCGAAAATTACATCTTTGTCTTCATCAGTGAAATTTTCTTCACCTTCCATGTAGACCAGTTCTCTTTCATCGTTCATATCTACCATACTCACTTTAAAATCTTTTCCTTTATACTTTCCTATGTAAGTGTGTTTGCCCTCTTCGTGGGTCTTTACTTTGTCATTAATTAGTACTTCTGCCATTTTTTAATTTTTTTTTAATTTATTAATTTCTCTGTTTATATACCAACTTGCTTTTTCCAAGTCTTCTAATGTATTAATTTTTTTACCTACCCTCGAAATATACTTTAATGTATTACCGAGGTTAAACCCTAAATCCCAAGCTTCTATTACTTTAATAGCTTCGTATGGATTATCCTCACCACCATAGTGGTTTGGGTGATTTACCATTTCTTTTTTTTGATTTTCTTTCCTATTAAATTCTATTATTTCTTCAGTAGTTGGGTGTGATGGGTTTGGTTCACCTGTTTGTGGGTCAATTTCTGGTACCTCTCTTTTTATTCTACTTATATCTGGATGTACAAATTTACTCATTATTTTTTTCTTTTAATTTATCTATTATTCTAGTATATGGTACATTACTTAAGTCTTCAGTTTCATACTTTTTATATATGTAGTTTTTAATTGACTCTATTTCTTGGTATTCTGATTTACAAATACTTACTATTTCTACTTCTGTTTTTTCTTCGTCCGGAAAAATTAAAACCTCATAGTGGGTTTTTTCACGGATGTCCATCGCAAATTCTTTTAACCTACTTATTAACCTTAAAGTGGTATTTTTAGAAAGTTTTATAACCATAACTGGTTTATACTTTTCCATTAATAATTCATTCGCTAAAATCTTAGTGTTAGTTAAATCTTTTTCCATTGATTAAAATTTAATTAATCTTAAAAATATTGTCAATATAGTAGGGGGTATTTAATTTAAACAAAATGGTGGAAAACCATCTTTAATATTTACAAAAACTTTTTCTATTTCTTGTTGTTTTTTTACAAACTCTTTGACGTTTATCTCTTTTTCTACGTCTTTTAACGCTAAATCAGTGACTATTTCCAATAATTCTGTAGAACTTAACATTGGGTCACCATTCTTTTTAACATTGATGGTCGCTTTTTCAGCGACCATCTTATAAAACTCATCCATATCTACGTGACCATTACCAAACATATCTCTTCTAGCTTCTTCATCGGTATCAAAAAAGTCTTTTAGTCTTTTTACGTAAATTTGTATATCAACTTCCATATACATAAATATTAGACCAAATTGTATTTTTTAATTAACTTTTTATCAATGTTAGTAGTTTTACCCTCTTTTTTAAGGATATCATATATTTTTTGTGCGGCAACTTTAATATCTTTCATATCACCTTCAACTTTTTGTTTTGACTTGTAAATCATAACTTCTACACTTCCTGGTGTTTTTACTATTTTCCCAGCTAATCTTCGTGAAGTTTCTTTTGTTACTTTTTGTCTAACTTCATAATTCACCATTTTACAGATATGGTGACCTCTTTTTTCCATTGTTGTACTTCCACCCATTTT